TTGGCGGTTTGGTTTCCTGATGAGGTTTTGATACCCTTAAAGAGTATTTCAGAGCCTGAAAAGGTGTTTTTGATAGCTGTTTTAGTAATATTAAAATACGCTTGTGTACCCTCTGCTTCTATCTTTTCCTCAAACTCTGGGATAATAGAACTATGGGCGGATACCATAGTATAACGGCTAAATAGTATCTTGTGCCCGCCCTCAAAAGATAAGCGTTCAAGAAAGGTGGAGGCATTGTAAGATTTGCCACTGCCTCGACCTCCTGAAAGTATAATAATAAACTTATCTTTATTCAGATATAGGGGATTATATACAGGTTGCGTTTTAATCATTACTTTTACTATTGCTTTTGAGCCATTGGGCGATGTCGATAGAACCTTGTACGGAAACTTCGTCTTTTATACCATCGTCTGTTTTGAAAGTGGATAGTACAGTTTGCATTGCGGTCATACGGGTACGATAATCTACTGGCACTTCACGGAATTTGTTAGGGATTACAGTACCGTCTTCATCAGTAAGAGGCTCACGGATAAAACCCATAAGGGCAATAGATGATACCAAGTTAGATACATCGTTAAATATACGTGCTCGGCAAGCTTTTTTCACCATTCCCAATTCAGGGTTTTTATGAGTGCGCTCAAATACAGATTGATAGGTAACACCAAGCATTTCGGCTGCCTTAGTGGGTTGTCCGTTCGCTTTGATAAGGGCTTGTTTTAGTTCCTCATCGGTGTATTTTTTGTTATCTATTTTCTTACGGGGTTTCATATCAAAAGTTATCAAATGTTATTAGTTAGTCTATGCGTTCTATACTATTTGAAAATTCTTCTCCTTCTATCATCTTTTCGTAAGGGTCGTACCCCATACGTATCATAAAGGCTTCTTTATGCTTTGGGTTTTGAAACTTGACTACTACATAAGATAGCATACCTCCGTCTTTGTCTGAATTATTGGTGTTGCTGATACGGTCTTTTACTTTCTGTATTTCGTTGTGTCGTGCGATTTGATTTTCAGGGGTGTCGTCATAGAAATTTACAGAGCGGTCTATATTATGGTTTTCTTCACTTTCTTTGGTAGCCTCGTCAATGGCTTGTAGTGCTTCATCGTCTTCTGTGTTTTTTGACCATTGTTGAGGGGTGTAGGTATCATCAAAGGAATAAGACGAATAATCATCTATACTGGTGCTATACATAGACACATCAAAATCGGTTAGTCCTGCTTCTTGGTAATTCTCAAGGGAAGGGACTAAGGCGCGCATAAGGTCATCGTCTAAGGGTGTTTGGCTTTTGGTGTGCCATATATTGCGTGCTTTTTCGGTTTTAAGGTCAAACTCGGCTACTTCTACTTTGATAGGGTAGTCAGTTTCAGGAGTACCATTATACTTGTGATATAGGTCGTGTGCCATTACTCGCTTGTGCCCGTCAATAAGGTTGCCTGTTACTTTATTCCAAACAATGCCACCATAGAAACCATTCTTTTTAAGGTCTTTTAGGATTGCTTTTACTTGCTCGTCTGTATGCTTCTTTGGATTGTAAGGAGCGAAGTGTATTTGTGAGCGTTGTATGGTTTGTGTTTCGGACTGTTTAAACTCTTTCATTGGTTTGTGTTTTTTGAGGTTCTTGATGTAGGGCTACTTCGGCATAAGGGAACTCTTGGAGTATCTTTTTTAGGTCATTAGGGTAGTACTTTTGAAGGAATGATAGTGTTTCATAATCTAATCCTACCCCTTGACTTACGGACTTAGCTGTATATACCATTGGTTTGATAAGGTTACGATTGGTGATATACTGTAATACTTCTTTGTTTGTCCATAGTGCTAATGGATATACCATACCTTTGGGAGAAGTGAAGGTAGGAGCCCACATTTTAAGGCGCATACGTTTCATAAAGCCATCAACGCCTTTCATTCCTGAAAAGGCATATTGTGAGTTGCATTCTTGCATTACAGATTGTTCGATTTCACCTATTTTGCGTACTTTGGTATCGGGTTGTTCATCACAGAAAAAGCCGTTTTTCTTGATAACATCTAACATTAGGTGTGGAATTTGGCGGACTTCTACGTTGGGGTATTTTTTGATTGCCCAGTCTATGTATATCTGTATATGCTCTAAGTCTTTGACGAGGTACATAAAATAGCATATTACCTTCTTAAAGCGAGGTGCGAGCATATCGAGCAGTGCGATACTGTCTTTGCCTCCTGCTGAATAGAATAATACAGCCGTATCCGTTTGGGTACGGATAGACTGTATTATTGCTTGTGTTTGTGCGAATTTAGACATAATGCTATCCGTTACTTCCTTTAGCGGTTGCTACATCTTTGCTTGTTGGTTTTTTCTTTCTGAATAGATTACTTACTCTTGTTCTTACATTGTTGTAAGTGTTTCTAATACGGTCTGCAAATCTTTTAAACATAATTAGCTGATTTTAAGTTATTAATATTAATAAAAAGAGGCTGCAAGTGTGGTTACTTGCAGCCTCTATAAGTTTTTGTTGTTTGTGTTATATAAGTTCTTCCTCTTTTACAAAGTTATCAGTTAAAGGGGGGCGATTTTCATCAAAGAATTTTTCAGTGTTTTTTTGCTCTATGATTTCGCCTAAATGGTATGCTATAAAGCATAATACGCATTCTTCACCTGTTTGGTCGTCAATATAGGTAATTTCGTTGCCTTTTTCATCAGTTTCAAATACAACTTCTTCTTTGAGTACTTGCACGGTTAGTTCAGGTATAGGGTGGGTACGCCCGTTTATTAATCGTAAGGCATCATATTTTATCACCTGCATTTTTTTTGTATTAGGGTTGGTGAAGTATTTTTTTATTGTATTGGGCAAAATTTTGCGTGTTTCAATCTTTTGTATGCCCTTTAAGATAGCTTCAAAGTTACCCCCTGTGATTTGTAATGATAGTATATTCATTGGTAAAACTGTTTTTTCAGGTTGCAAATATAGCAATAAATCAATGTACTTGCTGAATGTTTTTACATTCAAGGCAAAGGTACGGCGATTGTTGCTATATTGCTTGCTGATAGTTTGACAATTTTTTGACATTTTTTTATATGGTGCAAATATAGTGATTTTATGCGATACTCACAAGGTTAAACTTCTTAAAACAGCGATATTCGTGGCATTCAGTATCGAAGTATACTTGTACGGTATTATTGTTTTTGCGGCTTTGCTGGGTAGGGGGTAGCAAATCGGGGCGTAATGTACCCCACGCTTCACGGGTTGAGCCGTCTACTTTCTGAAAGTAAAAGCGCACTATCTGGGTGCTCATTTTGCTTTTGAGTTTGATATTTGCCCACGCTTTTTTGAGGCATTCGCTAAATGATAGCCCTGTTTGGCGTGCAAACTGCCAAGCGAGGTTAAAAACGTTCTTTTTGTCGGTATTTTTCATTTTAGTATGTGTTTTAAGGTTATTAATTATTTTTTAGTGTGTAGTGTAATACGGTTGCTTTGTGTATGGTTTTAGCATTGTTGTAGGTAGATGATTGGCTTTCTTTGATAATATCAAAAGTGTGTTTGTCAGTTACACTGGTGATATATGTTTTTGCAGCTTTATCAAAGTAGGTACTGATAATATAGCGGTTGTTTATGGTGTCGTGTAGTGGTTTCATTTGCTTTTGAGGTTTAAATGTTATTACTGATATTTTGAGCCTTTTTGCGCCTTGCTCAGGGCGTTGTGGTTAGTTGTTTAACGAATGAACATCATAACGTGCGCAAGTGTATTTTGCTTCAAGTTTTTCAAGTGCTTTTGGGGTTACAAAGTAGATGCCTTTAGTATACTCTGATTTTTTTATACCACGCCCTTTGAGTTCTAATTTGGTGCGTACTTCATAATTATTATAGCACCATTCGTAATATACTTGTATATCTTGTTTGTCTAATGCTTTCATTTTTATATTGATTTAAAAGGTTATTAAATTGAGTTTAAAAGCAGTTTAAAGACTTGCTTAGGTCTGTTTTTTAGAATGTTAAACTGTCTTTTAATTGACTTACTACTGTATTAAACTTTTCGCGGGTTGTTTTTTTAAACTTTAAATTCTTGTTAGGTAAATAACCCCCTTTGCTAAATTTTGCTGCGCTAACGTTGCCTCGTATATCATAAGATACGCAAACGAAATCGGCAAATACATCTTCTTCATTTACTACATTTAGCACGTTTATATAAGTAACGTAGTCGCTGTTTTTATCTATCATTTCATAAACATTGCCCTCTTTGAGGTCTTTTAATTCTAATGCTCTCATACTATTAATGTGTTTAATGTTATTACTTGTTCTATCATTTTGACGGTGCAAAGGTAATTACATTTATAATTATACACAAGTTTTTAATGTTAAAATTTTGTTAAATGTAATTACATTAGTTATTTTATTAGGTATTACTTTATATCTTTGCAGCGGAATATAATACTTAACATTATGGCACGTGTAAAAGACAAAGTTTTTCAGATTAGAGCATCTGAGACATTTATGAACTTAATGAAAGAATTGGCGGACAAAAAAGGAATGTCGCAAGCGAACCTTATTGAGTATCTTGTTCGTAAGGAGGCTGATAGTATGCAGCTGAAAGAACGCTTTGAGCAGGAGCAGCCAAAAGAGGGTGAAGAATAATGTGAGGAAAATTTTCTGCACTATAATTGTATTTTTAAACTATATTTGTACCTTTGCGGAAAATTTTCGTCAATCTATGAATAACTATAACCAGCAAATGAGTAAGGTCTTAGATATTGATTATCCTTTGACTGATTTTTACAACTATTCATTAAAAGAGCTGTATAATAATAAAAAAGCTATTTTAGGGCTCTCTGATAGGCAAATACAAAAGATTTTAGGAATTGACAATAAGACTTTAACGCCTATACTTGAAGGAACTGCAAAACAGATTAATTTTACTAATATTATCAAATTGTCTCACTTCTTAGGTATAACAGTAGACGATTTGACAAGGTTGTATTTGCCAGATATGAATGCTTCGCAAATAGGTGAAATACAACGTGCTAAAGAGGCAGGATATATAGTTGAGAATTTCGATGTAGGAACACTTACAAAGATGAAATTCTTTAAATCTGATGACCATTCGAAGGATTTATCTCAAAAGATAATGAATTTCTTTCATTTAGATAGTATTTATGATTATTCGGATAACGTTCCTTTTTCTGCTTTTAGTAGTACCAAGCGTGATGCAAGTGAGCTTATGCGTAGGTTTTGGGTACAATCGGCTTTTATTCAATTTAAGATGATTGATAACCCTAATGTGTATGATAGAATGGCTTTAAAAGAACTTATTCCTAAGATACGCCCTTATACTCGTAATGTGAAAACAGGGCTTATAACTGTTATGAGGGCTTTGTATAGAGTAGGGGTTACTGTTATCTATCAACCGAGTATTGAAAAGTTGCAAGTAAGAGGGGCTACAATGGCTGTAAATGGGAAGCCTTGTATAGTGTTATCGGATTTTCAAAAGAATTATCCTACTTTGTGGTTTACTTTGCTGCACGAACTTCACCACGTATTGTTTGATTTTGAGGAGATAGAAAAGCGAACTTATCATATTAGCAGTGGTGAGGGTGATTTGTTTCTGATGGATGAGGAAAAGGCTGATAGCTTTGCTAAAGATTATCTTTTAAATGAAAGTAGATTGAATTATGCAACTGCCTATATTAATTCTCCTTATCAAATAGAAAAATTAGCAAGTCAGTGGGGGGTACATTCTTCAATTATTTATGCTATTTATTGTTTTGCGACAAAAGAATGGGCATTTTATAATAAATATATTCCTAAAATGAAAGAGGCTTTAGAGTTGATTAATACTCACCCTTTTGAAAGGAGTTCACTATTAGAAGTTGTAAAAGAATTAAAAGA